GAGCCCTTTACCATATCGATAGGTGAACCCATCATTGCTCAAGATCCAATGACCCAACTGACCTGGGGTTTTTAATTCCTCTTCTTCACGGAGTGAATCAGAAACTTGAAAACTACCAAGTCCATTAGATCGAACAAATAATGAAGGTTCTCCAAAACCAAGAGACAATACAACCTTACGTACGATGTTAGGTTGTTTTTCCTCCTCTTTAACAATGTCTTTATCAAGGTCTTTAGTGTGGACCCTACGCGCTGCATTGTCTTTGTTGCGTTGTGCCAAAACTGGCTTACGAAATAAGGATGTTTTTGCCTCCTTATTTGCGCGTTTATTAGTGTTGTTGATTTCCTCGGCAGGATCAACTCCATGTTTGAATGTGATTTCACCATTTAAACCAGGGCTCTGTAAACGCTTAATTTGTGCTATCACCTTATTGTAGCGTAAACACACATGCAACTTAGCTACAGCTTCCTGATTTAGGTGCGTTGTATAAACGGGCTTATACCCAAAATCAATTTCAATATCATCTTCAATGCGATGTACTGAAGATGGACAAATATCCCTACATGGTATTATAGCCGAGTTATCATTGTTAACAACATCTAATTGTGTAAACTCATGTCGTGGTGAGCTCACATTGTCGGTACTTTGCAACCGACTTCGATGACGCATGCCTACGGGGGGGTGTTCCGTAGTCGCTCCAGCTCGAATCCTGGGGCAGTTACAACTGGTTACAAGCCAGTCCTTCTCAATTAAAGCTTCCTCAGAGGCGAGGCGACCTCTGTCATCTACCTCTTGGGGTACCTCTACGTCGCTGACGCCATGGCGGGAATCAAAAGGAAGTAAAATGTGGCCATCTCTTATCAAAGACGCCCCGATCAGGTTTTTCTTTCCTGATTGCCTTCCTACGATCGATCCATTGTGTACATAGCACTTCTCCGGTCCTATAGCCTTTACAGCATCCGGTTTGTTTTCGTTCATGCTATAACCTCCAACTTCGCAAATCTTATCCGTGTCTCCATGTTGGCACCCCTGCTTCTGAATATATTGACTCTTCTGGTGATTCATTTTTCAAAGGTAGGAGATGTTGACGATGAAGGTGTCACCTGTGTGTTTTCCCCGTAAAACATACAAAATATACGACACAAAAATACGACATAAAACACATATAATAAATTAAAATCAACATCAAATTATATTAATATCCCTGAAATTTATATACCCACCGGGCTCTTGGGTTCGCATACTAACTGACTAGGCTCATCAGCTACACATCCCTGAAATTTGTATACCCGCCGGGTTCTCGGGTTAAAAAGGTAAAGATGGAAGCCCTAAGTGCTGTTAAGCTATGGCAAGGGCGGGGCTTCATTGTTGAAACCACAAGCGCACACACAGCGGCACAAAAAATGCCAAGCTGTGAGGCAGTGCTGGATAATATCGACAGCTTTAGGCTAACGCAGCCGTAAGGGCTGTGTTGATAAGTTCGTGACCTAAGGGAGACCCCATGCCCTTCTTAACTGTTCTCATAACGTCGACATGGTCTGAGTTGGGCTTGGAGGCATGCATCTGCCTGGCACTACCGAGGAAATTCACAACTTGTGAGTGCAAAATGGGATGAGCGATGCTATCGGTATGTAACGCCTGTATGGTTGGGGATGCCACGGCCCAGTGCTCAATAGTCTCAACATGAAAACTGATAGTAGCCGATGATGAGTTAATAAAGTAGCCCAACACGACAGGAGCAGTACCGAAAAAAGTAGTGGAAGTGGACCCTCCAAGGGCTGCACCTGTTGAACCATCAACGAATACCAGGTTAGCATCACGAGCTGTGTCTGAATCAGGACTCATACAATTGATCTCGACGACTCGCTTTTCTAGAATGTTCTGTCTAATAGCATTATGAGCAGTATTTATGAACGATATCACATCACTAGGTCCCTTACCGGTCCAATCCGGCCAACCTTGGTTGAAAGCTTCCTCGGGATCGTGTAAGTACATAAAGGTTCCCGACTGATTAAGAAGGGTGCCTTCGTAGGAAAACTTCAAACCTGCACCGACCAACTGCCACTCAAAGTTTGAAGCCAACGTAGTGGCGGCATAAGGTGTGTTCGTGCTCAATCGGCTCAAAGTACCACCGGCTACCACCAAGTCACCAACAGTGGAGGACTTGAAAGGGCCCGACATGGCAGTTCCCGAAGCTGTTTGGACTGCGAGTATCACGGACGGATAAATGCTGTTACTGGCAATACAAGCGTCTTGCATAAACACCATTGTACATCCAGCGGGAATAGACACTGAGGTGGCTGCCTTGGCGGTGAATTTTTGAGAGGGTCGAACGAGCCCTGCCAAAGGACCAGCAATACCCTTTGGGGTATCAAAGGGTCTAACCGCGGCCTGAACACTCGCTATAACTGGATCGGAGTTGCGAGAAGTAACGGCTTGACGCTGGAACACTTTTCGCACCTTCCTTCTAGCCTTCTTTGGAATAGAAGCTAGCGTGGCTAACTGCGACACTTTCTTATTCAGAGCCGCTATTTGCTGAGATTGGGTACGATCAACCTGTTTCTTCTTATTAGAATATTTGTTCTTTGTCTCAATTACCTTAATTCTCACAAGAGGACAAACTCGTGAGAGGTGGGAAGAGGCCGCCATGCACTTAGCTCATCTTTTATAACGCGTCCCGTCCACTAAAGTCCTCGCGGTTACTTCTTCGGCACCGCAGCACCAGGCGAGTAGACTCCCTTGCGGGACCTTAATCTGTGAGTTTTCATCACCAACTGCATGGGGGTTGGGTGTAACTACCTCACTCAAGTGTAGTATGACAAACCTGGTGATCCAACTGTTTGTGCTTCCACTTGGAAATATCTTAGCGCCATCACGCCTAAGAACAGATCTTTGTAGCCTTATGGACAGCTTACGGGTGACCCTTATAATGGTTTGAGCAACCAAAGAGAACGTGACCCCAAAAACACGATTGACAAATCTCATAACAAC